CAACCAAGAAGCCTACCATACTTCCCAACGCCACCCTTAAGTTCAGTTCTAATAATGAGTTCTTCATCACCTTTAATAGTCTCTTCTAGTTTTGCTTTTAACCAACCTGTCGCATCTAATCCCAATGCTTTCTCTTCCAAGTTTCTTGTTCTCTTTTCTGGCGTATCGACTCCTGCAACTCTAACTCTTTCTTTCTTGTGTAGATCAAACCCAAGATCAATGGTGACATCAATAGTATCCCCGTCAACAACACGATTAATCTTCGTTACTCGAAAGTTGTAACAACTCTTCCGACTCGGTGGAACCATTGCTCCCATTTTCGTACTCCATAAGTGTATTATTTAGCATCTCATCTATTGAAATACGTTCCTTTCTTGCTTCATAATCTCTAACCTTCTGTATCCATTCACCTGTAGGAAAATCATGTCCCATATGTGCTTCTGCCTTTGGTGCAAAATATCCTGCACCAATAAAAGCAACCGCTATCGATCCCAAGAGACCTATAGCGGCTACTACCTTTTCATTTGCTCTAACTCTTTCAGTTAATTCCTTCTGCTTGTCCAACAATCTCTCTACTTGTGTCTCCAAGACTGCTATGTTCACTTCGTTGCTCATTAGGATACCAAGTATCATACATGAATATGTAGTAAATTGCAATCCCCACAGCAACAAGAAGGATACCTAACATTATATTAATTGACCATACTACTTCAGACATATGCTTCTGCAGCGAGTCTAACTGCTAGTGATAAGGAGACACCCATGATAGTAAGTCTGCTCATCCACCACATGATTTCATGTTTCATAATTAATGTCCCATTGGTATACCTGCAGCCATAAGACGAGAGATGTTATCAATCTCTGAATTATTTTTGCAGTAGTCAATAAAATGAGGATGCTCCTGTAGATAGGAGACATCCTCTTTACTGTGTGCTATTGCTTCATATGAATCTACTGCGTACTCGCAGATTTCATAATGATGTAGTTGATTATCGTGATATCCAACTGTGTAATGATTTTGTTGCGTTAGGGGCATGATTTTTTCAATCCCATACTATCAAATATTTATAGCACAGTATAGTAATTTTTGCCTAGTTTGGTGTGGACTCACGCACACTGTTAGGGTATCAAATTCTATTTTCCGAACCACCAAGTTCATGTATATTTTCAGAACCACCAACAGCAAATGGATTATACTTTGATGTGGCAATATCATATGCTATATGATGTGGTGTTTTTTCAATTTTAGTTTTTTTTTCTGGTTTCGGATTTGTCACTGATGTTGGAACCTCCATAAATTCTGCGGGTGGATCTCTTCTTTCTACTTGAGCTTTCATGAATGCATAATCTGCATCAGATGACCCATACATATCAAACCTATCGTTTGTAGCTATGGGCATAGAGTCGTGGGGATGAGGCATATCAAACCACTCATTTGGATCTACTCCCATATCATTAATCATAATAAAATTGCACCAATAATAAATCCTTTTGCGAATGAAATACAGACTACTTGATAATCAGTAAGTCCAAATTTAGTTTGACACTTTTTAATAAGTGCCTTGTCCCATTCAACTACTTTGTCGAATGCTTTTTGTGCTTTGTCTGGTAATCCCATTAGACGTTCTCCGTTGGTTTCTGAGGTTGAGGTGGTGTAGTAGTAGCAAAGTTGAGAGGTGCTTGTTCAATTCGAATAACTTGAGCAGGTGCAGTTTGCGATGCTTTCTCAATCAACTTTTCTAAATCTCCTTTAGATACTGCAGGTGCAGGTGGTTTCCCTCCATTACCATTATTCTTATTTTTAGCAGTTTGAACCCCGAATGTCGCCAAAACTCCAGTAAAAACACTAGCTATAAAAGTCGGATCTATATTCTTCTGTGGGAAGTTTGGAATAGCAACATAATTTAAAGTCAAAATTCCTCCAGACCACACAAGAATACCAAGGCGAACAAATGTACTAATGATTGCCATTTGTTCGTCGTGATCAGGAACAATAGCATCAGCCATTTTTCCTATTATACCTTTAGGTTTTTCTTCCTTCACCTCTTCCTTAACTTCTTCAGAAGCTTCTGGTGAATCAATTTTTTCTTCTTCTTTTACTTCTTCAGACATAAGAATAGTAGTATCTATTCTTATATAGTATTAAAAAGCACCAGGAGGAGTAGGTATCGATGCTTGTGGGACTGCATCTGAATTAGTTTGTGGTGAAAGATCATTAGATCCTAAAGGAAGTGAGCCTTCACCCAATCCTCCAAGGCCGCCCATAGATCCCATAACTGATTCCATAACTTTAGATTTAACTCCATCAATGATGGATGCCCTATTGACATATACGTATATCCCACTACCAACAACGGCACCAGATACAGCGAAAGACGCAATAGCAAATACATTAATTAATTTTTGCATTTTTATGATTCAAGTGATTTATTTATAAAAGACTGTTTGTAAGCATTATAATAATCAACAACACCTGCACTTATAACATACTTTTCTACCCACTCATCAGCACATTCATATATTGCTTTATTATTATTTTCATGGGAAAATTTATTGAGAAGAATTTTAAGTACTTCTTTTCTCAATTTTAATTGACTTTCAGAATACTTATCACTCATACTTACTTCCCTCACCAATATATTCTAATGAGATTACTTCCTGATCTTCAATTTCTGGATTTACCCATTCATAAAACTCCTGTGCTATAGCATTAGAATCTTCAAATAAATCAAAATCACGATCATGAATTGATCTACTAGACAAAACTTCTATTCTATCAAGTGCCCAATCATGCGTATGTCTAAGTGTTTTCTGCAAAGTTTCCATAGTCCTTTCGCATGTACCTTCCGAGAATGTTGCTATTATAGTATGCTGGTGTCCCATCGTCAAGGGCTTCCATCAACACATTATTAAGAAACAATTGTTTAGTCTCTTCGTAATTTACTTTACCAAGAGTTGCATGAAGACTAATTATTTCTCTTCTGAAAATTGAGCGTCCAAACTTTTTAACGTCGTCTTTAAGTTCTTTAGAACTTCCGTAGTACTTTTTCCAGTCACTCTCAGACGTAACTTTGCGTTTCCCACCTCTAGGCTTTCTACGCTGTGTAAAATACTTTCTTCCGATATATTGTTTGCCTGTCTGAAGATTTGTAATCCTGTAGACGTAACCGAAGAAGTCGCCAATATCAGTAGAAGTGAAAGTTGTACCTTTGTAGTACCAGGGATTTTCATAATCTCCCTCACCATTCGATTCCATTTCATAATTTTTATATCATTCCTCCTATTTATCCACCAGCATAATCATCCCAGTTTTCACAGGGATCTTCTTGATATGCTTGTATACAATCTTCCAAACTATAATTTAAATCCTGTAAAGGAGTCTTTGGTGACATCTTGTTTGATTCCTCCAACAATATAGGATTCGACTTCTGTTTCTTGTGGTGCAACTTGGAGTCCTTTTGAAGAAATCCAATGCTCTGTCCAAGGAAGTGGATTATTTTTTGCAGGTATGTCATAGATTGGTTTAACTCCGATTGATTTCATTCGACGATTGGCAATCCACTCAACATACTGATGAAGTAATTTATCATTAAGACCTATCATAGATCCATCTTTAAAAAGATATTTTGCCCATGCCTTTTCTTCATTTACACATTTTTTAAATGCTTCAATCAACCAAGGTTCTTCTTCCTTAACAATATCAACCATCTCAGGATCATCACCTTTCTTCCAATTGTTTAAAATATTTTGGGTGATGGCAAGATGTTGGTTCTCGTCTCTGGCGATGAGGGAAATGATCTTGGCACTTCCTTCCATGAGTTTAAGCTCACCAAATGCAAAAGAGCAAGCGAAACTAACATAAAAGCGTATACCTTCCAAGATGTTGACATTAGCTACTGCCCTATAAAGTTTTTGTTTAACACGCTTCATCTCATATGAAGCTAAGAATGTAGATTTACGATCCTCTTTCCAAAGATTACCTTGTCCCCACTCATAAGACTCATTAATAAAATCATCATAAGCACCAGTAACACTGGCAGCACGTTCTAATATACGTGGGTCTCTAAGAATAGTATCAAATACTGCAGAAGGATCTGAATAGATATTCTTCATAATATATGTGTATGACCTACTATGAATCATCTCCATAAG